CACTAATATTTGATAATCTAAACACTATTAGTTATAAGCTAAGGATAAATCTATGGAAGATTTACAAGCAACAGAAGAATTCGATGGGCCATTGCCTGATTCCGTGGTGGAAGAAGTAGTTGAAATCGAAGTAGATGAAGAATATAGAGCTATGGCTGAAGATATGGGTCGAAAGGTCGATACCGTATCCCATAGAGCTATGGAAATGGATAAAGGGCCTATTGACGTAGAAGCCCGAACCGCAATGATTTTACTTTCAACCGAAGAACCTGTTGAGCGTTCTTTTGGTATGGAAGTCTTAGAGCATACAGCCGAAGCGATAGATATGAGTTTTATCGCATCAGGCAGGGCGCCCCTTTTGTTGGACCATGATCCAACCAAGGTCATAGGCGTGTTGGAATCAATCGAACTGGACAGCGAAACGCGGCGACTCCGCGCAAAGGTGCGTTTTGGACGAAACGGACTGGCCGCTGAAGCGTTTGATGATTGTGTTGATGGGATTAAGTCCAACATATCCGTTGGATACTCAATCAACAAATTAGAAAAGCGAGGATCAGATACTTATGTAGCGAAGTCCTGGCGTCCCGTTGAGGCTAGTCTTGTTGCCATTCCTGCTGACCCAGGATGTGCTATCGGACGGTCTATGGGCAACCCACAAACCGAAAAACCACATATTGAGGTAATAACAATGTCTGAAGAAAATGTAGTAGACGTTGCTGCGGTTCAAAGTGAAGCTCGCAAGGCCGAACAAAAGAATGCAGCACAAATCGTTGAGCTTGGCTCACGGCATGGCAAATCTGACTTGGCACAACGTGCAATTTCAGAAGGTCGATCAATCGAAGAGTTCCGAGGCCAACTGCTGGACGTAATTGGTTCGCAGAAAGCTTTGGAAGACACGCAAATTGGCCTGACTCCTAAAGAAGCTAAGAGATTTAGCATCTTGCGAGCAGTTAATGCTCTCGCTAACCCAACTGACCGACGCGCACAAGAAGCTGCCGCATTCGAATTCGAATGTTCACGAGCTGCTTGTGACCAGTATGGCCGAACGACTCAAGGTATTATGTTGCCTTCTGACGTTATGCGTAACTGGACGCGTGACTTGAACACCACTGATGATTCAGCAGTATTGACGGAAGATTTCCGCGCTGGTGATTTCATCGACGTACTCCGAAACTCTTCTAGCGTAATGCAAGCGGGTGCCCGGGTACTTGGTGGTCTTTCTAGCACTGTAACGATCCCTAAGAAAGCTACTGCCTCAACCGCAGCTTGGCTTGCTACTGAAGGCGCTAACGTCACTCAAACCGAACCAACTTTCGGTCAAGTGACGATGTCTCCAAAAGATTTGGGTTCTTATGCTCAAGTAACTCGCAGAATGCTGCAAGAGCAAACTATGGATTTGGAAGCCCTTATCCGTGATGATCTTGCACAAGCTATTGCTCTGGCAATGGACTTAGCAGCACTGCGTGGAAACGGCACTGGTGGCTCGCCCACTGGTATCAAGAGCACTGCTGGTATCAATGCAGTTGACTTCGGTACTGCTCCGATCACCATCCCAAGCTACGCTAAAGTAGTTGAGATGGAAACGGCAGTTGCTGAAGATAATGCTTTGATGGGCAATCTTGCGTACATTCTTTCTGCCAACATGTATGGCGGGTTGAAGACTACTGAGAAAGCTACTGGCACTGCTCAGTTTGTAGTTGAGCCTGGAAACACTATCAACGGCTACCGTGGTATTGTTTCTAATCAAGTTGAAGCTGGTGATCTCTACTTCGGTAATTTCTCCGACTTGTTGGTTGGCTTCTGGGGCGGTTTAGACCTGCTCTTGGATCCTTACACCAACGGCTTGAGCGGCACCATGCGAATCCGCGCCATCCAAACAATGGATGTTGCAGTTCGACATGCACAGTCTTTCGCACTCGGCAACGACGGCGGCAGCTAAATAGCTATGAGATAGGGGGGCTTATCGGCCCCCCGATTCTTGAGGTGAACTATGAAGTATCAAGTAGTTAGAAATTGTGTTATTGCTGGACAGAGCCATCAAGCAGGATCTGTCGTTGAAGTAGGCGTAGATGACGCCACAGTTTTAATGGGTATGGGCAGAATCATGCCTTATGCCGAACCAGTTGTTGAGAACCGTTCTGTTGAGCTAGACAAGGCTCCAGAGAAGACTGTTAAGAGGAAGAAGAATGCCAGTTGAGACTGCTGCTGACAGGTTAGTTATGCTCAATGACTTTGGGGTCAATTGCACATACACTCCTGACGGCGGTTCTCCTGTTGTTATTCGTACAATTCTTCTAAACGATTATTATGCTGTAGAGACAGGCACTGTATCGGTTGAGGTTAACCAGCCCATAGCTGTAATTAGGACCGCAGATGCAGCGGCTATATCGCACAACGATATAATGGTTATTGAAGGTATAACGTACAAAGTAGTTAATATTAGGCCAGATGGCACAGGTATTTCAGAGATTCAGTTGGAACAGCAATGAGCCATGTTCGCCAACAGATAAGAGAGCAAATTGGTACGATCCTTACGGGATTAGCATCCACTGGCTCTAATGTTTATGAGTCTAGGGTTTATCCTTTAAATGAGGCAAACTTACCAGCGATTTTGATATACACTAAGGCAGAGACATCATCTATCAGCACCATAGGGACATCTCTTGGCGTAGATAGAGAAATAACGGTTATAGTTGAGGCGTACGTTAAAGCGAATTCTAACTTTGACGATACCGTGGATACTGTTTGCGCTGAAGTTGAGGTTGCAATGGGAAGCAACCGCACATTAAACGATACGGCCCGATTTAATTACCTAGAGAGCACAGACATAGAATTTAGCGGAGACGGGGAGAATCCTGTGGGTGTTGCTACGATGAGTTTCATTGTACAATATCGAACGCTACAAAACGCTCCAGAAACGTCAATATAGGTGATACAATATGAAGTTATATAGTCCAGATGGTTCTGTTGAAATAGTTGCCCATCCGAACAAAGTAGATTATTTGATCGCCAAAGGTTGGAAGTCGGATAAAAAAGAAAAGAAGGCTAAGAAAGAAGCTGTGGTGCCAGTTGTTGATGCAGTTTCGGAAGAGCCTATTGAAGAATTACATAATCAAACAAAGGAGTTTGAATAATGGCTAGCTTTATTGGTCGAAACGGAATTGTGAAAATTGGTGCAAATGCCGTCCTAGAGGTTAAAAGCTTTAGCGTTGAAGAGACAAATGATACTGTCGAAACGACGAAAATGGGCGATCTTTCTCGAACGCATTTGATTACTTTGTCAAGCTGGTCTGGGACAGTAGATGTTTTTTGGGATCCAAGCGATACGACAGGGCAGGTTCTTTTAGAAGGCTCAACCACTCCTGTAGCTCTTAAGCTTTACCCAGATTCTGATGATACTGGTAAGACCTACTACGGTGGAAACGCTTTGGTAACTGGCGTATCTCGAAGCACTAGCTTTGACGGGATGGTAGAAGCTTCTATTAGCGTAACTGGAACAGGGCCATTAACTCCTGCTCTTGAACCTGCATAATGCCAGGAATAATTGATAACGCTATTGAACACTTCAATTCGAAGGAAGTTCGTAAAACAGAAGTCCCAGAATGGGAGTCAACGGTATATGCCAAGAATCTGACGTTGGAAGACAAAGCCAAGATGTTAAAACGCTCTGGCGATGACAACACGGATTATTTGGTATATGCGTTGATCTTCGGTCTAGTCGATGAGAAAGGCGATTCCGTCTTCACGCTTGAGGATAAGGTCGCGCTTCGCAAGAGAGTTGATCCTGATATTGTCAGCAGGCTTGCTACTTTCGTTCTTGCAGCGGAAGGAGTAAGCGAAGAGGACAGGGAAAAAAACTAATAAATGACCAAGGCATCCCGACTCAGCTATACTGGATGTATGAGTTAGCCGAGCGTCTTGGTCAGCCACTTTCGACAATTATGGATATGACTGTTGCCGAGTTCGACCACTGGTGGACTTTCTTGAGAATGAAACAAGAGAAGAATAATGGCAGCAGTAGTAAATCAAGACATAATAACCGCAACAATTAGGGTTAAAGACCAATCTAGACTTGGCTTTAATTCCTATGCGCGTGAAGCGGCGAGAGCGTCAAAAGCCTCTCAAGCCTTCAAAGATCATGCTATAGACAGTATAGTCAAGGGCTTAGACAAACAGCTTCTTGCTCTAAAGCTATCTTCCAAACAAATGGATTTTCACGCTGCGGCATCTGCTGGTGCTACTAAAGAGCAGTTAAAAGCAATCCATGCTACCCATCAGCAAGTTGACGCGCTCAGGGCGTCTCAAGCTCAAGAGCTAGCTGCGACCGAAGCAAAAGAGCAAGCAAAGATCGAGCAGGATCGTCTTAACTCTTCTATAGAGAAGACAATTGCCAGGCTCAATCAAGAAGCCAAAGAATTCAATATGACTGAGCAACAGGTCGAAGAATACCGACTTGAGCTAATGGGTGCCAGCAAAGCGCAAATTGCAGCAGTAGGTTCTGCTAGATCCGCTAGAAACGCTACTATGGGTATCG